AGCAGATGGAACAGGCGCATCTGGCACTTGGGGTATCAATATCTCAGGAAATGCTGCAACTGTAACCAATGGCGTATATACAACTGGAAGCTACTCAAATCCTTCTTGGATTACCTCAATTTTAGGCTCTATTGTTAGCGGTGCAGTCGCTTCAGCTACTTTGGCTGCAAGTGCTACAAATATTGCTGGTGGAGCTGCTGGCTCATTGCCTTATCAAACTGGGGCAGGAGCTACGTCATTTTTAAGCCTTGGCACTACAAACTATGTATTAACTGCTGGTGCATCTGCTCCTCAATATGTAGCTCAATCTACACTTTCTGTAGGGTCTGCTACTAATGCGACTAATGCAACATATTTAGCTGGTGGTGTCGCTGGCGCAGTAGTTTGGCAATCCGCAACAGGGGTTACAGGATTTACTGCTGCTGGCACTACAGGACAGTTTTTACAATCTAATGGATCTAGTGCGCCAACATGGACAACTGTTACAGCTTCCGTATCTATCAGCGATCAAACTGCTAGTGCAAGCACTTTTTATCCTGTTTTTGTAAGCGCAACAACTGGCACTACATCCACTATTGATACAAGCTCTACAAAGCTTCAATATGTGCCTTCTACTGGTGTTTTGACTGCTACAGGATTTAGTGGCTCTGGGGCTAGTTTAACGAGCCTTACAGCAGGAAATTTATCAGGAACGATACCTAGTGGGGTCTTGGGCAATTCAAGCCTTTATATCGGCACTACAGCGATTCCCTTGAATGCAGCAAGTGGAAGCGTTACCTCTTTAGCGGTAAACATTAGCGGATCTGCAAGTAGCGCAACAACGGCTACAACAGCCACAAATGCAAATAATGTAGCGGTAACTGACAATACAAGCTCTAGCGCAACATGGTATCCGACTTTAGTTTCCACAAATACTGGCAATTTACCGATTACAACTAGCTCTACAAAACTTTCTTTTGTGCCAAGCACAGGGGTTTTAAGCGCAAATGGTGTAGCTTTAACAGGCAATCTAGGAACAATAACAAGCGTTACAGGAACAGCACCAATAGCCTCTAGCGGTGGTACAACTCCAGCAATCAGTATTAGTCAAGCTACTACAAGCACCAATGGTTATTTGTCCAGCACAGACTGGAATACATTTAACAATAAAGTATCTAGTCAATGGACTACTAGTGGTTCAAATATTTACTACAACACAGGCAGCATTGGAATTGGTACTTCTAGTCCTGCATCAGGATATGAATTAGTAGTTAATTCATCAGCAGCAACAACTCAATCAGCTATAACTGCTGATTCAGGCTATTCTTCTGTTTTTTCTATTGCAGGAAATGGAACAACATTAGGTTCAACTTCTTTTGATTTTATTCAATCCGCTACAACTGCTGACGCTTATATTTATAACAGGTCATCAGCAAATATGATATTCGGCACTGCAAACACAGAACGAATGCGTGTTGATGCTAATGGTTATTTGTTAATTGGAAATACATCCAATATTAGTAACAGTAGAGTTGGAATCCATTATAACGGTGCTTCTTTAAACGGTGCTATAGCAACCTATAACAGCGATACTGGTGCAGGCGGTCAATATGCGGTTGTTTTTAATAGAAATGCCACTTATGTTGGAAGTATTCAAACAACAAATGCAGCAACTTCTTATACTACTGCTTCTGATTATCGTCTAAAAGAAAATGTTACACCAATGCAAAACGCATTGGATAAAGTTAAAGCATTAAAACCAGTAACTTACAATTGGAAATCTGATGGTTCACATGGTCAAGGTTTTATTGCTCATGAATTACAAGAAATTGTGCCTGATTGCGTATTTGGCGAAAAAGATGCTGTTAACGAAGATGGCTCAATAAAAGCACAAGGTATTGATACTTCATTTTTGGTTGCAACTTTAACCGCTGCTATTCAAGAACAACAAGCCATGATTGAGGAATTAAAGGCTCAATTAGCTGCAATCGTAAACTCTACTGATAAATAAAAGGTAAAAAATGACTACTTTAATTCCAAATTTTTCTTTGAAAAACGGCACTAATGTTCCTACTGGTGCTATTAATAGAGCAATTAACTTAAAACTACAAGAAGTTGTCAGCGTTAAAGACTTTGGCGCAGTTGGAGATGGAGTAACTGATGATACTGCTGCAATTCAAGCAGCTTTAAATTCTGCTACAGCATTGTTTTTCCCCACAGGAAATTACTTTATTACCTCAACTTTAACCCTTCCTTACAAAGAATTTATTATGTATGGAGAGGGCAGACAGTCGTTGATTTTTGGCTCTGTTAATCCTTTAATTCAATATCCAACTACTACTGGAACAGTAACTCAAAGCATTTACAACATGGCTTTTACAGCCAATGGATACAACACTTGTATCAATATGACTCAAACATGGGATGGTGCAGGAAAAATTGGCCCTACCATTGATAGTTGTTTCTTGAAAAATAGCCTATCAGGAGCAAGCACAAATGCTTATTTAATTAATATGCAAGGTGTATGGGCTGCTAATATTACCAATAATAGCTTTTTTGGTAACGTAGCTGGAAGCTCCCCTTCAAGCAGAAATGGATGCGCTGGCATTGTTATTTCGTTGGGTTCAGATATTAACACCAGCGTAATGAACGTCAATATTCAAGGAAATGAGTTTGTTGAAGTTTCAGAATGTATAAAGATGCTTGCTCCAGGTGGTGCTGGTCGTTCAGAAGGTCTTTCTATCCAAAATAACTCTTTTATTCAAGGTTTAGTTGCAATAGCTACAAACTCCACTTTAGCTACAAACATCTCAGGAAACATTATTTCTGACTTTAACGTAGCAATTCAGATGGCTGGAGATTTTCAGTTCTCTATTACTGATAACGTGCAGATTGATGGTAATGCTGTAGGTATTCAATTTGTCGCTTTAGCTGCTAGTTTTCTTGAAAATGGTGTTGTAAGCGGTAATCAAATTACAGTTCAGCCAGGTGGAATAGGTATCCAATTTAATACTTATAACAATCTTATTCGTTCTGTAACTGTAAACGGCAACTTTATTGGTCGTGAAGCAGGAACAACTGCTCAAACAGGCATTGGCATTCAATTTCAAGGCTTAGTAGCAGCTAATTTGATCAACATTAATGGAAATGGATTCCAACAATTAGCTCAGTCTATTGATTATGGAACAGTATCTGGTCAAAGTGTTATTTCAAATGCTAATACATATTCATTTGTAACCACTTATGGGCCACAACAAAGCACTCCTTGGAATGCTCAAGTTAGCGTTAATTTAGTGGGTGGTAATTTATTTGAAACAGTTAATATTCCTATTCCTGCTGATACATTTATACAAACTCCTGTTAATGGATTTTTAACTTCTGAAGGTTCAGAAAATGTGCCTTTTATTGGATATTACAAAAAATCTACTTCTGCTTACAATTCAGCAACTTTTGTTCTTATTTCTGCAAGCGGAACAAACTTACAAGCTGGGGCGCATACAGTAAACATTCAAGTAAACGGATTCTAACCATGAGCAATTTAACTTGGAAAATTTTAGAATTATCTGCTGAAGATGAGTTAATTACTCATGCTAAGTATCAAGCATCTCTTTCAGATGGGAATATTTGTATTGAAACTGAAGGTAATGTTTTCTTTCAAGATCCTATTTTAAAAGTGCCTTTTAGCGAAGTTACAGAAAAAATGGTTGTTTCTTGGATTGAACAAGAAACTATGAAAGATGGCATAAATCAAATAAAATTAAACCTAGAACAGCAACTTGCATCAGCAAATAAAGATAAAGCTGTAGTTGCTCCCTGGTTGCCACAAATGTTTACACCGAATAATTAGGAGAGTATATGTTGGTAAATTTATCACCTATTGGTGGCGCAGGATGGCAATTCTTTGATAACAATGGTGTTCCATTGGCTGGTGGGCTTATTTACACCTATCAAGCTGGAACTTCTACCCCATTAGCTACTTATACTTCTGCATCTGGAACTATCGCCAATAGTAATCCTATTGTTTTAAATGCATCAGGAAGGCCACCTAGCGAAATTTGGCTTGTAGGTGGTAATTCTTATAAGTTTGTTTTGCAAGATGCTAATTTTGTTCAAATATGGAGCATGGACAATCTTCAAGGATTGGCAAATGCACAACAAGAAGGCTACGTTTCCGCTACTCAAGCTCAAACAGTCTTTACAGTTCCTTTTGTTTATTTATTAGGATCAAACTCATTAAATGTTTACGTCAATGGATCTAAACAAGTTAATACTTTAAATTACAATGAAACCAATACCACAACAGTTACTTTCTTAAGTGGCTTGAACGTGGGCGATATTGTGGAGTTTGTTCAATGACAAAGCCATTAGATATTATTAGCCGAGCATTAAAAGACATTGGCGCATTGGAGGCTGGGGAAGTTCCAACGGCTGATTCAGCGCAAGATGCTTTTGATATGCTCAATGACCTCATAGACCAATGGTCAAATGAGGATATGATGGTATTTAACACCACAGAAATCATATTTCCCCTAATTTCTGGTCAGGTTCAATACACTATTGGCCCTACTCCATCGACTGCAAACTATATTGGAGCTTCTTTCACAGGCTCAATTACTGGCGATATTTTGACTGTTACTGGTCTTTCTACTGGCGCAGTAGCTCAAGGTCAAACCCTTAAAGGCACAGGAATATTGCCTGGAACTACAATTGTTGAGTTTTTAACTGGTGCTGGCGGTCAAGTCAATGAAGTTGGTACTTATAAACTAAATATTACTTATACAACTCCAGTTACTTCTCAGCTTATTACTGCTTACTATCAAAAACCATTGTTTATTGATCAGGCCTATGTAAGGATTAATACTAATTCCAATGGTGAACCTATTCAAAATGGCGGTTTAGATTATCAAGTAGCCGTTTTATCCCTTGATAACTACAATCAAATTGGCTTAAAAACCTTAAATGGCCCTTGGCCTAAAGCACTTTATTACAATCCAAATGCCGAATCTGGTAATTTGTTTGTATGGCCTAATCCAGCCCAAGGTGAGATGCATATGTTCTCATCCACCATATTTAGCCGTTATGAAACCTTGTATGATGATATTGTTCTTCCACAAGGCTATTCAATGGCTCTTAGATGGAACTTGGCAGAACGATTAATGCCGATGTATGGAAAAGCTTCTCAAACTCAGATTGGTATGATAAATGCTTATGCAGCTCAATCCAAGTCAACTATTAAGCGCAACAATATGAGGCCTATTGCTGCTGCTGGTTATCCAGACTCTATGCTTGTTGGCAGAGCTAAAGATGCTGGTTGGATACTCAGCGGAGGATTTTTTAGATAATGGCTGATTTTGGCTTTGTTGGCCCTTCCTATGAAGCTCCTTCCATCTATCAAGATGATCAGGAATGTATTAACTTTTACCTAGAAATTGATCCAAATAAAGGTCAAGGAACTAGAGGAGCAACAGCTTTATATCCTACTCCAGGACTTACTGAAGTAGCGCAGTTATTTGAAGGCGAAGTTAGGGCATTGTTTCCTTTGCATGGAACAAACCCTTATATCATGATCGCCATTTCTTCTAACATTGTTTATACGATTGATGAATCTTACAATGTTACGCAAGTAGGAATGTTAAGCAGTTCTGTTGGTGTTTGCCAAGTTTCTTACAATAGAAGCCCTACAGATGGCATTTTTGCCTATATTGTGGATGGCCCTAATCGTTATTATTACGTTCCTAGAACCAATACTTTTACTCAGTTACCATATTCAGATGGCCCTTGGCAAGGTGCAACTTGTGTTGATGTAATCGACAATTACAACGTATATAACGAGCCTGGCACTAATAACTGGGCTGCTACAGATTTATCATCGCCTTTTTCCACTAATGCTTATTATGGAACTAAAGATGGTGAGCCTGATCCAATCGTAGCCATTATTGCCGATCATAGGCAAGTCTATCTTTTTGGAGAACAAACTACTGAGGTTTGGGTGGATGTTGGAAGCCAAATTCAAGGTTTAACGACTTTTCCATTTAGTCGTGTTACTGGAACAATGATGCAACATGGATGCGCTGCGGTTAATAGCGTATGGCAATTTGAAGAACAGCTTATGTTTGTTTCTCAAGATGCTCGTGGTCAAGGCATTATTGGTGCGGTGCAAGGTTATACCTTTTTTCGCTTATCAAATCATGCTGTAGAGCAAACTTTGATGAACAAAAAGATAGACGATGCGGTAGCCTATACCTATCGTTTAGAAGGTCATGAGATGTATGTAGTAACTTTCCCTTCTATTGATCTTACTTGGGTTTATGACTTAACCACTAAAGTTTGGCACAAATGGCTATCTTGGGATGAGGCAACTGGCTATCATCGTCATCGTTCAAATTGCGGTGCTTTTTTTGGTAATGTTTATTTAGTTGGTGATTACGAAAATGGCAAGATTTACCAGTTAAACAATGATGTTTATACAGAAGATGGCCAAACTATTCGCAGATTGCGTAGATGCCCTCATTTAGTTACAGACTTGCAACGTCAGTATTTTGCTGAAATGCAGATCCAATTTCAGCCTGGTGTAGGCTTACAAACTGGTCAAGGATACGATCCTCAAGCTATGTTGCGTTGGTCATCTGATGGCGGTTCTACATG